AAAAAGTTGTTGAAAGTCGATTTGGACCTGCTTTATAATAAGAGATGTAGGAGAGGTAAGGTCGAGATGACCGTACCTGCCTGACATTTAATCCAAGGGGTGGTTATATGTGATTCAGGTCCGCGACGGGAAGATCTGCATCCACACGTCTGACCGCATCATGTATCGGCGGTGTAAGCGCAAAGCTTACTTGGCGTCACGGCTCTGGCTTGGGCTGCAACCTGTCAAACCGAACTCTACGCTGTGGCTCGGCTCGGGCGTTCACAAAGGCATCGAAATGTTCTACGGCTACAGGCAAGACCCCGTGCAGGTGTTTAACGAATGGGCTGCGGAAGGCCTTGAACGGATTCGCCAAACAGAAGGGTTACTGCACGAGGAGAAGGCGAAGTATGACGAGATGATGGAGCTCGGCCGTGGTATGTTGGAGCACTACAAACAATTTGCCCAGCAGTACGACGACTTCAATGTCTACGTCTTCCCTGATGGACGCCCTGCTGTGGAGATTCTGTTCGAAGTCCCAATTCTCGACCCTCAAGGCAATCATTTGCATGCATATTTCGATCAACCAGTCGAAGGTATGGACGAAGAACAGCTCAGCGATCTCGAAGCAGACGGCATTGCGGCAGTTCCAGTGTATTACAGAGGGCGCATCGATTTGATTGTCGAGGACATTTACGGTGATCTGTGGATCTTCGACCATAAGACCTGCAAGACATTCGGTGACTGGTCGAAACTCCAACTTGACACACAGGTTGGCTCGTATATCTGGGCTCTGAAGAAGCTGGTACCAGATCTCAACAAGCACGTGCGCGGAGTCATTTATAATGGTCTGAAGAAGGCTGTACCGAAACCACCGGAGCCGTTAGTTCGTGGTGGCTTCTCCAAGAACAAGAACCAGTCTACAACATATGAGGTGTACCTCGCCACGCTACTCGAACACGGTGAAGATCCTGCCAAGTACCAAGACATTCTCGAGCACCTGAAAGAGCAGACCGAGATCACCGAGAACAGCATCACCAACAAGTTCTTCAAGCGGCAGAAGGTCAAAAGATCGCCGGCCGAGATCGAGAACATCGGGCTGACCATTTATTATGAAGCAATTGACATGATCCAAACGCAGTTCTTCTACCACAATCCTACACGTGATTGCAGTTGGGACTGCGATTTCTACGATGTCTGTGTTGGCATGAACAACAACGAAGACGTCGACTGGATGCTTGAGACTTTATACGAAAGGCGTGCTGAGGAAGACACTTCCGCAGTATTCGCTTGGGAACAGGAGGNGTAATTCTCAAGACCAGGAGGAGGATCTTATGAAGCCCGTTTTGAAGGAGGCGCTCAATCTTCTTAAGAAACTCGAATGGGGTCATGGAAATGAGTGCCCTGTGTGTGGATATGGAACCTACGGATTCAGTATCCACGCAAAAGACTGTGAAATGGGACGGGTCATTAAGCGTTTGGAAGGTGAAGTGAAACGGAAGAAGGATGACCCAAGATGAAAGGACTCGACAAAGCAATCGAAGAAGTGCAAGCAGTCAGAAACCGTGTAGCCCGGTTGTACGGTATGGGCAGAATTTCAAGAGAAGCCATGCTCTCTATTTCAAGCAAAGCAGACGATTTGTTGGAGTGCATGTCTCAATACAATGAGGAGGTAAACCCGTATGTCGAAAGAAGAACCGAAGAAGAAGAAGCCGACTCCTGAAGAGGAGCAAGAAGCAAAGGTTCAACAGCAACCGCCTCAAGAAGAGGAGCCGCCGAAAACCAGCAGTCCGCTGCCCGGCAAAGAAAACAATTTGCCACCTGGCCTCGGCGGAGTACGAACCGCGCCCAAGTCCGCAGCAACCGTCAAAATCACCCCCGCAGGCGGAAACGCTGGTGTGGTCAAGCCCGGCGCATCAAGCGGTGCGGCACCTAAACCCCAGATCCAGAAGCAGGAAGAAGAGGCGCCTGCGCAAAACAAAGCGGAGCCGGTAAAGGCTGTGCCTGCTGCTTTGCCTCCGTTGGGCTTCGAGATGGAGGACATCGGCGACGAAGACACGGAAGATTGGCTTAATATCTTGATCTATGGACCTTCCGGGGTCGGGAAGACGTACTTGATAGGTACGGCTCAAGACGATCCGGAGACGGCTTCTGTCATCTTGTTGGACGCCGAATCCGGTAAGGCCACGATCCGCTTCAAGAAAGGTATCAAGCGGGTCAAGGTCTACAAGTTCTCGACCGTCGAAGAGTTCAAAGGTTGGCTGGAGCAATACTGCCATATCCGCGACCAGTATCTCAAGGCACAACGCAACAANGATCAAAAGGAAATCGAGCGGTGGCATACGAACGCTTGTATCCTCTTCCGCATTCCTGAAGAAGAGCGCAAAGATTTCGTCGTGCCGATCTATCGCACGGTTGCGATCGACTCCTTGACGGAGATCCAGCAATATGACATGCGCGAAATCATGGAGCAGGTCGTCAAGGACGATCCGACCCGGGACCCCGACGTGCCGTCTCCGCGTGAGTGGGGCAAGAATCAGAGCCACATCAAGGAACTCATTCGCGATTTCCGTGCTCTGCCGATTCACAAGATTTGGGCTGCTTTGCCTGCTGAGAAGACGGACGAGAAGACCAAAGAAGTCACGGTCGGTCCGGATCTTCCTGGTAAGCTGATGTATCAAGTACCGGGTCTCGTGGACATCGTCGGCTACTATTATTCGTACGTCAACGAGTCCGAAGAGACGGTCCGGATTCTGCTTCTGCAGAACACGGGCAAGTACATGGCAAAGGACAGAACTTCGGCTCTCGGCAAGTTTGTTGTCAATCCGACCATCCCGATCCTGATGCAAATGATCCGGGATTATAATGCTAAGATGAAGGGCGAACAAGCTAAAGCTTGATTTGTCCGAAGTCAAAGCGTTATAATATAAATCTAACCATATTACACAGGAGGTACACAAGTATGGCAGGAGTAACTCTCAATTTCTCGGGTGTGGAAAATCGCGACTTCGACCCCATCCCGAATGGTGTGTACGAGGCGTTCGTGCACGACATCGAACTCCGCGAAGTGAAGAGCGGCGAGAATGCCGGCGCTCCGATGTGGGCTGTGCAATTCGCGATCAACGGCGGCCCGTACGACAATCGGCGCGTCTTCCGCAACTTCACGCTGGTGCCCAACTCCATGTGGGCTGTCAAGCAATTCCTCATCGCACTCGGCATCTCTGCCGAGCAGCTGGACGGTGAAGTCCAAATCGATACGGAAGACCTCATCGGACTGCCGTGTCGCGTTGTGGTTCGCCAGCGCGAATACGAGGGGCAGATCCAGAACGATGTCAAGCAGGTCCAGAAGTCCCGCGGTGTTCCGAACGCGGACACGAACAGCAGCAAACCCGGTGCGGACCTTCCGTACGTATAAGCATCTGGCGACAGGGACCTGACCTCTTCAGGTCCCTGTTTTCTCTCTCCCTCGCTTTTTCAAATCGAATCTATATACTTAAATCTGATTAGAAATTATATCAAAATTGTTGTTGTCTTATATAATTCTTTGTGTTATAATATAGGTAGAGGGTAGAACGTCAAGNCCCGCCTGTACCCAGTGCAGGTACGGTCCAATCTCTTCAACAGATAATAATTATATCCTTATTATATAATTCTTTTATAATACTAATGAGAATATAATATAATAAGGAGAAGAGTATATGTTGGAGAGAGAGACGTGCCGGACCCAATACTTATAGAAAGGAGATGCGACATGTCCNATGTAAGGGCCAAGCCGATCCCGTTCTCCGCAGAACCCAGCTTCATCGATTTCCTGGACGAGATGGCCCGCATCATGTCCACGTCCAGAAGCGGATACCTGCGCCAATGCGCCAAAGAACTCGCACGACAGAAATTCCCGCAGGTGTACGCAAAGCACTTTCCTGATGAGGCGGCTCCTTCACAAACTGTGATTAGTCCTCCTCAAATCATGATCGATCCTACACCACCTTCGCCTATTCGTCAAACGCCGACAATCGTTGATGAACCAGATGATTTTTTGGAGCACGTGAATCCGAGGGGCAACCGCGTTCATACATCGGAGGAGAACATCAATTACGGGGCACCTGATTCTTGTCCAAACTGTGGTATTCAGCGATTCGAGTATGAAAACGGCAATGTGGTGAAGACCAACGTACAATGCAGTACGAACCCTAGCAAAGGCAGATGGGTGTGCAATGAATGTACTGCATCTGGCGAGTACTTCCCTGATAGGCCCCCGACAATCGTGTGATAGGAGGTTCGAAGTTGGCCACATATAAGCACTTCTGGATGCACTTTTTCAAAGGTCTTGACTCACCAGGGATTTCCGGAGAAGTGATGGTCAACTCCATCTTCCGCGACGAAAAGACGCCCTCGATGTCCATCAACTTGAATACCGGCTTTTGGAAGGACTTCGGCGACAGCTCGATCGGCGCCAAAGAACGCGAAGACGGTACGATGTCGGAAGGTGGCGGGGATGCTATCCGCTTCATCGAAACGCTGTACGATGTGCCGTACCCGGTCGCAAAGATGGTCGTTGATGAAATCCTGGCAGGTAAAGAACCGATTCTGCCGATCAAGCACGAGTACGTCATGGAGCTTCACGAGGCTCTGCTCAACAACGAAGAAGCCCTACAGGCTTACATGAAAAAGCGCGGCTTCACGATCGATACTATTAAGAAGTACTTTATCGGGTGGGATGACAAACTTAAGCGCTACACCATCCCGATCATGGGGCCTTATGGGCATTGGGTTAACATCCGTAAGTATTCTTTGACGGACTCCAAGCAAAAGATGATCAACCACTCCCGAAAGAAAGGTGAAGGCGGTTATGGTAACGCACGTTTATTCCCCATCCGGCAGCTCTTCAAATCCGACCGCATTGTCATCTTTGAAGGAGAGCATGACGCCCTACTTGCTCTTCAACTCGGAATTAGGGCAATTTCTTCTACAGGCGGAGCCAGCGTTTTTCCGAAAGGTGCTGAAAATTACTTTTGGGGAAAGGTCGTCTATTTGTGCTATGATAATGATCCACAGGGACGCGAAGGGATGGAACGTGTCGCTCGGCGACTTCACGGAATCGCCAAAGAGATTTGGATGTGTCCTCGACTTCCAATTCCTGAACCCAAGAACGCTGACTTCACTGACTTCATCCTCCAGGGAAACACTCGAGAAGATTTTGCAGACATGGTTCTGCGAGAGGCTTCGCTTTATGTTCCCAAGGANGAAACCATCAGCACTGGAGAAGATGTGCCAGACGAACTTTTCCAACCCATATCTTTGGCACAGTCTCTTGACCCGGGATACCAGAACAAACCTGTAAAATTCAACGCTTTGGTCGTCGGTAAAGGCAAACAGCCGTTTACAATTGAACGCAAACTGAAGTTCACCTGTAAGAAGATGAATCCCGAGGCACAAAAATGCCAGGCATGCGGCATCTTCGCTATGAACGGCAAAATGACCATTGAGCTTAAGCCGACTTCAAACGAAACATTGTTGTTCATCAAAGCACACAACAACCAGAAGAACCATGCCATCAAGCAGCTCGGGAAAATCCCGCGCAACTGCGACCTCTTCGACCTGAGCGTCGACGAATGGCAAAACATCGAAGAGCTTCTCATATCGCCGCAGGTGCAAACGGCTAAAGCCCCGGGCGCGGTACAGTCTGATTCGCACTTCCATCAGTCGGCTTTTCATATTTACCCGACCAAAACAACGCGAATCGACACTAACCGCACATACGAGATGAAGGCGATTCGGACAACTGATCCTTGGCAACAAGGCGCGACTTTCTTGGTGCTCGAGGCTGATCCGATCCAGTCTAGCATCGAAACATTCAGGCTAACGGATGAGATGAAAGAGCGCTTAAAGATATTCCAAGTTGCACCGGGACAGACCATCCGAGAAAAATTCAACGAGATTCATGCCGACCTGGAATACAATGTTTCTCGTATCTTCGGACGTCGAGACCTGATGATTGCCTATGACTTGTGCTACCATTCCGTCTTGCGCTTCATCTTCCAGCACAAAGTCGAACATAAAGGCTGGTTAGAAGTTTTGGTCCTGGGCGATACTCGTACAGGCAAATCCGAGACAGCACAGTGGATGGCTTACCACTACCAGCTCGGCGAATACGGCGCAGGTGAAGGCACAACATTTGCCGGTTTGCTCGGAGGTCTACAGCAAGGTGCAGGCGGCAACAACTGGATGCTTACCTGGGGTAAAATTCCGTTGAACGATCGCGGTTTGTTTATTATCGACGAGGTCTCTGGCTTGACTCACGAGCAGATTGGTCAACTGTCCGGTATTCGTTCACTGGGTGTAGCTGAGCTAACCAAGATCAGGCAGGAAAAGACAAATGCGCGTACGCGGCTGATCTGGATCTCTAACCTTCGCAAAGGTAAGTCGTTGGATGATATGGAGTACGGTGTTGAAGGAATTCAAGAACTGATCGGTGCCAACGAAGACATCGCCCGTTTTGATCACGCCGTCACAGCAGCGTCCGGTGAGGTGCCTGAAAGCGAAATAAACAAGGACATCAGTGAACGCGATCCGGTACCACACCGCTATACTTCCGAGCTCTGCAATACTTTGGTACTGTGGGCTTGGTCGCGTAACCTGGGTAACATCCATAAGAACAATCAGGTGATCTTCGAGAAGGAAGCTGAGGAACTGATCCTGAAATACGCTACAGAGTTCAGCAAGAAATACACTTCGAAGATCCCTCTGGTTGAAGGTGCGAATCACCGCATCAAGTTGGCTAAGATGGCAGTTGCCGCAGCAGCTCGAGTGTTCAGCACGGACGAGACCTGCGAAAAAGTCATCGTTAAGCCGGAGCACGTTCATTTCGTAGCCGAAGTACAACAAGAAGCGTACGACAAACCTTCTATGGGTTACAAGCAGTATTCCGAGAAGGTTCGAGAAGAGCGCTTCCTCAGCTCCGAAGCTTTCGAGAAGGTTAAGGTATACCTGCAATCTTATCCGGAACTGCTCGATGGCTTCAAATTGATGAAGGTGTTCTCATTCACACAGCTGCAACAGCTGACTGGCTACGAGCCGGAAATCCTGCGCGACCATGTTCATTACTTGGCGCAGAACAACATCATCTACGTGAAAGGGAACGGTCAGTGGGCGCTTACGCCTAATGGCCTTCACCTGATAAAAATTATGAGGAGGAAACCAAATGAAGACTAAGGCAGTTGTGTTGTTGTCCGGCGGCATGGACTCGACCACCTTGGCGGCTCTGGCCAGGTCGAAGTTCGATGAAGTACATGCGCTGAACGTGTACTACGGTCAACGTCATGCGGTTGAGATCGAATCCGCTAGGGCTGTTGCGGTTTACCTGAAGTTGAACAGCTTGCTCGAAAGGAACATCGAGGGCTGCTTCCAAAACAGTTCGCTTCTGAAGAATGGCCCGGACATCGATGACAACCAAGACAAGAACACGGTCGGCGCAACCTACGTACCNGCACGTAACAGCGTGCTGCTGTCGATCGCCGCTGGTTACGCAGACAGCATCGGGGCGCAATTCGTGTACTACGGCGCTCACGCGGAAGATCATGCTGGCTACCCGGATTGCCGTCCGGAATATTACGAGGCCATCTCGAAAGCTTTGTCGCTCGGCACGCGCAACGGAATCCAGGTCGAAGCTCCGTTCATCCTGGACAGCAAATCGGATATCGTGAAACACGCTGCCAAACTGCGAGCTCCGCTGCACCTCACTCATTCTTGCTACAGAGGTGCGAAGCCGGCTTGCGGTACCTGTCCGACCTGTCAGCTTCGGATCGAAGCGTTCAAGAAGGCTGGCTTCATCGATCCGGTTCCGTACGCGATCGACATTGATTGGGGTAACTGCGTTCCGTTCCCTACCAAGTAATATTGGGGGTGTTAACCTTGCAACTGTCGGAGTACCAAGACCTTGCACAACGTNCTGCTAACNCCTCTCTTCCTTTCGAAAAGCGACTGATGGTTGCTGCTCTCGGCCTCTGCGGCGAAAGTGGCGAGGTCAGTGAGCACATCAAAAAATTCTCCGGTCACGGACACCAACTGGACGTCGACAAGGTCAAGAAAGAGCTCGGCGACGTTCTCTGGTACGTAGCAGAAATCGCCGATCTGCTCGGCCTCGACCTCAACGAAATCGCGCAGGCGAATATCAGCAAACTGGCTGCACGCTTCCCGGAAGGCTTTTCCGAATGGAGAAGTCAAAATAGGACGGCTGATGATGTCTAAGCAACGCAAAGACAAACGTTTCGGCGTAAATAGGGTCATCGAGGAAGTCCACAAAGCTTACGACTTCCTCGAGGCCGTAAGCCTGCAGTCAGCAGAAAAAGCTCTGCGCGAAGAGTTCGGTTTCGGTGAACAGCGCTTGGCTCGCTTCAGAGAAGCTTATCTGATGCACTTCGGCGAATTCGCCGCGGCTAAAGCAGAAGAAATCAGAGCCAANCTGGACAAAGAGCGAAGGAAGATGTAATATGTGGTGGTGTGCTGAATGCAAATGCGAGGTACCTCCTAAAGAGGTAACTTTCGAAGAAACTCATGCCGAATGTGGTAGTGATGTAATCTGGATCACAACAGAAGCGTCCGCTTTCGGTAACGATTGTCCTTCGGGACGCTGCGAATTGTAAGGAGGGAATACAATGGCCAAAAATGAAGTTGTGGTAGGCAAAATCTTCAGCTTCGATGCGGCGCATCAGCTGACCGGTCACTTCGGAAAGTGTGCCAATTTGCATGGACACACGTACAAGCTGGAAGTTCTGTTGAAAGGCGTGCCGCGGCATTTTACTCCGCAAACCCCTGAACCGCAAGGTGAGGGCGTGCATGTCGACTCGTATTACCGCGCCAAATCGAACGAAGGCTTCGTCATCGATTTCTACGATCTGAAGAAAACGGTGAACGAGCTGATCGTGGACAAGCTGGATCATGCATTCATTGCGCGCGGAGACGAGCCAGCACTGCAAGTAATCAAAGAAAGCGGTGCCAAACACGTCGTACTCGGATTCCGCACAACCGTCGAGAACATGGCGCGCTACATCTGCTGGCGTCTCATGAAAGCTGGCCTTCCGATGTACGCTGTGCGTATGTGGGAAACGCCCACCGGTTGGGCAGAAGTGTACGCAGAAGACATCGATCTCGAAAACGGACCGGACTACGCATCTTCCGGCGCTTGCGATCTCGACGACGATGATCTTCGGCCGCATGTTTGAGGGGTTGATGTTCAATGGCTAATAGCCTGATTAACCGACATCCTTATCATAGGAATTTCGACGATTTCGATCTTCAGCTCCTCCTCGAAGAAACGGAGATAATGTTGAGTCATCCTTTCTTGGGCAAAAGTGCACAAACTATGCTCAAACTGCTGCAAGACCTGGACCAGGCTTACAAACGGATTCACGAACTCGAAGAAGTGGTACGGAACATTCAGCAAACCACGACATCCAGTGCCATTATGTTCGATGATGATGACGAAGGAGAGCTCGAGAATGTCCAACCTGATTCCCGTACTTGAAATCTTCGGCCCCACTATTCAGGGCGAAGGTTCTGTCATCGGTCGCAAAACCATGTTCATCCGCACGGCAGGTTGCGACTACCGGTGCAGTTGGTGTGATTCGTCCTTTACGTGGGATGGAAGTGCCAAAGACCAAATCAAAATGATGTCCGTCCCCGAAATCATCGAAAGGCTGTTCGACCTTGGAAGAGATCACAATGGTCTGCGCGGTCGCAACTTCGATCATGTCNCCATCTCTGGTGGCAATCCGGCGCTAATCGGCCAGCCAATGTTCGATCTCATTCACAAGCTGCACCAATACGATGTCAAGGTCGGTCTGGAAACACAAGGTTCTCGCTGGCAAGATTGGTTCCGTCTGGTTGATGACCTCACCATCAGTCCGAAGCCTCCAAGCTCCGGCATGAATACGGATTGGCACATTCTGGATCAAATCATCAACCGACTGACCGCCACTACTGGCGAGTGCTATGCAACTCTGAAAGTCGTGGTGTTCGAAGGCAACGAAGAGGACTGGAACTTTGCCCGCATGGNGCGGATCAAATATCCGCACGTGAATATGTACTTGTCTGTCGGCAACGCCAACCTGAAATCGCCTGATGACCCGGATTATACGGAAGTTGAACACCGCAATGCTTTGCTGAACAGTTTGAACTGGCTGTTTGACAAAGTCATCAATGNCCCGATCATGAACAATGTTCGTCCCCTGCCGCAATTACACACGCTGGTATGGGGCAACAAGAGAGGAGTATAATATGCAGCACGAATTCGAATTCACCGAAGAACAAATCCAGAAACTCAAAGCACTGCGCCCCGTTTACATCGACAACACCGAGATTTACGAGCTCCTCGAACCTGCCGCAGGTGCTCTTCGCAAATTGATTGTCGCCTGCGGGGATGATCCTGCTCGTGATGGTTTGCAAGAAACGCCGTTCCGTGTGATCAAAGCCTTTCTGGAGTACACGAAGGGTTACGAAGAAGATCCGGCGCTGCATCTGCGCAAGACCTTCGATGTGGATCACGATGAGCTGGTGTTGGTCAAGGACATCACGTTCAATTCGCTCTGTGAACATCATTTCGCACCGTTCTTCGGCAAGGCGCACATCGCGTACATTCCGAACGGACGGATCACGGGACTTTCGAAATTCGCCCGCCTGGTCGATGGCTATGCCAAGCGGTTTCAGGTACAAGAGCGTCTGACAAATCAGATCGGCGATGCCATCCAACAAGAGCTGCAACCGATCGGCACGGCTGTGGTAATCGAAGCTCAGCACTACTGCATGTGTGGACGCGGTGTGATGAAGCCGGGCGCAGCCACAGTAACCTCGTATATGAGGGGTGCTTTTCGTAATAATAGTGCGGCCCGTAAAGAAGTTCTTGATCTGATTCGGTCCTAATTTCAAACGCGGAACAAGATATCGAAGCGATGATCTATACGCTTCTATCTTGTTTCCGCGCTAATTCGCGCGATATGAAAAGCTGAGTTTACGGAAAGAGAGGGTTAAAACGCTATGGCTAGGTTTATTGTGATCAGGAACGGTGATCGCAGGATCAAAGCGTGTGCCCAATGCGGGAAGGACAGTTTCTTCCGCCATAGCGATACGCTGTTTACCTGCAACTACTGTGGACACACCGCTGAAGAATTGGACAAGGTTGAAGACGTAATCGAAGAAGTCGTAACCAGATACGGAGGTAATCAATGAAGAGTCAGTTGGTAGGGGAACTCGTCGAACGCGTCACTCAATTCAATGTCAAACACAACATCCAGAATCCTCCGACGATGTGGAATCTGTCGTATTTGGCAAACGCTTTGACGGGTGAGACCGGCGAAATTGCCAATTGCGTTAAAAAGATGCTTCGGGACGGTGTCAGTGAAGAACTGCGACAGAATTTGTTCGAAGAGATCGTGGACAACCAGATCTACATCGCTATGCTGATCGAAATGACTGGCATGGACTTCGATGCCTACTTTGTCAAGAAAGAAGCTGAGCTGGAACAGCGGTTTGCTCGATATCAACAGCGCGGTTTTTCTGTGCAGGATAACATGAAAAAGGAGTGGGACAACTAATGGCAAAATATTTGTTTGTGGGGCCCGATGGTGCGTACAAGACCACTCTCGCAGAAGCTCTGCACCAGCACCTGGACCTTCCGTATGCCAAGTTTTCGCAAAGCAAGTCCGTCGACGAGGTCGTACAGGTCGCCAAGGACCTGGCAAACGATGTGAACTACCGTGACTGCGTACTCGACCGCTTCAAGACGATCGACCATATCGTTTACGGTCGCGTCATCGAGGGTCTCAAGTTCTCTATCAACGAAATCCGACGGATGATCAATGCGCACCGTTTGTTGGAGCAGAGCACGGACAAGTTCTATCTGATCTATGTGCATGCCAAAACGGATGTGCTGTGGGAACGTTTGTTCAAACGCGGCGACGAGACCTACGTCACCAAGCATGACCTGGAGCGCATCAAGCGCGAATACCAGATCGTCATCAGTCTGTTCAAGGCCAACGGTTTGCTGGAAAACGTCATCGAGCTCGACACTACGGATGTCACGTCTAAGACGGCATTCAAGCGTTTGCTGAAGGAGCTGGACGTATGAAAGTCGCCTTCATTGCGCCGGTGAACGCCCTGACCTATTGGGGCGGTATTACGGACTACCATATGGCACTGACCCATCTGGTGCTGTCGAATCAAGCATATCGGCATTTCTACTGGCACAAATCGAGGTCAGGTCATTATGTGATCCTGGACAACAGCGTCATCGAGCTCGGCGCGTCGGTCGAATTCAATACGTTGGTGAGTGCGGCTAAGCTCATCGAAGCCAAGGAAATCATTCTTCCAGATGTTCTGGATGATTCCGCCGCAACTCTTAAGCGAGCCAAGGAATGCCTGTACTACGCCAAGCACGAGGGTCTGACGAGCAAATTCCGTTTCATGGTCGTACCGCAAGGAAAGACCTTGCAAGAATGGATCGAATCGTACAACGACCTGAAAGACCTTGGAGTCTGGTCTATCGGCATTCCGAAACGTTTGGGTCGTCTTTACCGGACCTCCGACAAAAAAGAGCAAGCCATCGGACGTGCACACGTCCTGTATTATCTGTGCACGCACGACCTCATTGATACTCGCCGGGTACATCATCTGTTAGGCATCTATGATAACCCCGTTGAAATTAAGGTGCTTTCAGCGTATGATTGGATAAGAGGAGTTGATTCGCAATTGCCCTTCTGGGCGGCAGCGAACGGAATCCGATTCCATNCGGAGAAAGGCCTCTTGGAGCGGCGTAATGGACGCAATATCATCTTGGACGACGATGTCAAGTTGGACGACGATATTGTTGGGCACAACATCCTTTGTATGTTGAGGTGGGCGAATTGGTGGTCGTAAACCAGTTCAAAGCACTGGCTAAGTGCGAACAGTGTACACTGAACGGTAGGCCTTGTCTCGGACAGGCCGTACCGCAGGAACATCGGCCGATTGNAGTAGTTTCGCAAGCACCTATCATGGCCGATGTTTTGGCCAATGACGCTTTTGATTCTCGGGGCGGACAGCTCGTCCGCCTCACCCTCGAAAATCTCGGATTCAGCCGAGACCAATGGATGGGCACATACGCTGTTTTGTGCACACCCGTTGACGGACAACAACCGACGATGCTCGAACTATCCGCCTGCCGCGACAGACTCATCGCGCANGTGAAATCCGTGCGACCAAAGGTCATAATGGTCCTCGGCGAAGTCGCACTGCGCGCTATGAGCAGAACAAACGCTGGCAGATTGTCTACGCGTCGCGGAATGCCTTACTGGGACGCGGAGCTGCAAGCTTACGTCATCTTCACACATCACCCTCGATACGCCATGGAACAGCCTAGTGCTTTCCATGAGTTCGCTGCGGACTTCCAGAAAATTCCTTCTGTACTGAATTGGGCGCCTGGTAAAGAAGTGAAGCCTCCGGATGTAACACACTATGTCATCACGGACGAGGACAAAGCGATTATGGCGATCGAACACATGCGTCGTGATTTCAACCACATCTACACGGACATCGAAACTAAGGGCTTCAACTTCAAGAAGCATCAGATCATTTGTCAAGGCTTCTCTTGGCAACCGGACTTGGCAATCATCTTTGATAAGAACATTATCCATTCTCAAAAGGTTTACCCTTACTGGAAAGCCTTAATGGAAGATGACAACATCGAATGGGAATGGCACAACGGTAAATTCGACATAAAATTCCTTCATTGGCAGCACGGTATCAAAGCACGCGTTGACCAGGACACTATGCTGAAGCACTACGTCATCAATGAACGGCGTGGTACTCACGACCTGGAGCAAGTTGCCGTCGAGCTGCTGTATGTCGAGCCGTGGGAACACGAAATCAACAAGTACAAAGCCATGCCTGGCTTCCAGGATTATGAAGATATCCCGAAGCCGGTTCTGCATAAGTATCTGGCTCGAGACGTTGGCTATGGTATGGGTGTAAGCCGCGTTCTGGATGAAATGCTGGACGCCGAACGCGCTAAAGGACGGAATGTCGATCTTCTGTATAAAAAGCTGTTGATCGGCGGTGCCAATGCCTATGCAAAGATTGAGATTGCAGGTATGCCTGCTGACAAAGAATACACGGCCGAGCTGAAAGAGCATTTCGAGCCGCTGCTCGAGCAGCGCCTGGACGATATGAATCAGATGGCTTTGGAATTCGGATTCGACGTGCAGGAATATTGCACGTGGTGGACTCAGATCGCTATGGATAAATGGAACAAAGAAGGGCGACGCAAGGGTAAGAAGCCGCCGAATCCAACAAAGCCACCGAAACCGACCAATGGGCGTATCTTCAATCCGAACAGCCATCAACAGCTGAAGTATGTCATGTATCACTTACTGAAGCTTCCTCTGTACAAGAAGAAAGAAATGTCGGCAGACAAAGATGCTCGAAAGTGGTACTTGGATAACATCGACGACGAACGCGTTCAACGGTTTATCAGCACGTTGGATGCGTTCAAGAAAGACAGCAAAGCTTACTCGACTTACGTTCTCGGCCTGGATCAGCTCGTTTGGGAAGAAGACGGCAAGATTCATTCGACATTCAATCNGCANGGCACAGAAACCGGCCGCCTCTCGTCCTCGGATCCGAATGTGCACAACATTCCGCGTGACTCGATGATCAAGAACATCTTCGTTGCCGAGCCGGATGATGAATATTCGGAAGAGTTCGGCGAATGGGTGATTCTGCAAGCCGACTACTCGCAAGCGGAACTCCGCGTACTCGCTGTTCTTGGTGGATCACCATGGCTGAAGCAGATCTATACCGACGGACGCGATCTGCATGATGAAGTATCTATTGAGCTGTATGGTCCCGATTTCACTAAAGAGCAGAGGGTTCGAGCCAAGGCTGTCAACTTCGGCATCCCCTATGGTAGAACCGAATATACTCTGGCTCAGGAGTTCAAGATCTCGATCAAGGAAGCACGTGAGATGATCCTAAAATGGTTCCGTCCGCAACCTGAGACCAAAGCATTTATGGATGCTCGTCGAAATGAACCGTTACAAGGTATCGTCTACACTACGCCGACTGGTCGTCAACGTTTCTATGGCTTGATTACGGAGGACAACAAACGGGCGATCATGAATGAAGCAGGCAACTTCCCAATCCAAAGCACTGCTTCTGACTGCACGCTTTTGTCGACCATTACCATCGTTAATACNCTCGAGACCATGCACGTGAAACGTGGAAACAAAGAAATACCTATAGCTTACGTCATGAACTCTGTTCACGACTCAATCATCACGCAAGTTCGCGCTAATTTCTTGCCGCAAATCGCGGAGCTGAAAAAGAAAGTTATGACGTCTGTGCCCAAAGATCTGATCAACGCCGATATCCCGTTCGAAGCAGACTTTGAAATCGGCTATCGTTGGGGTAGCCTGTGTAGCTATGATTACCAAAGTCAAACTGTGAGCTGGGAAGCCAAGCAAGAAGATGGCAGCAAGAAAAAGGTGAAATGTTCGCTGGACACCTTCCGAAAATTCCGCGGCGACACCAAGAAGATTATTGCCGCAGGCGAACTACTGTAACTAAACGGTTGAATTCAGAGTTAGCCTCAATTATAATAGAGACAACATCACTGTGAGGCTAACTCTGAAAATAGAAAGGAGGAAAAAAGTGGAAATCCTGGATCTCCGTGTGTATACGGATGGAGCATGTACGGCTAAGAAAATCGGTGGCTGGGCTTACATTTTGATCTGCGAGTACAAGAACAAAGGTGTTATCAAAAGAGATCTCCGCGCTTACCGAAATGCCGGCGCTAATATGACCAATCAGAAAGCCGAGCTGATGGCGGTGCTCTCCGCTTTGAAGAACTTCACTAAGCCGGCGAAGTTTACTATTTGCTCGGATTCGGCGTACATTGTCAACTGCATGCAGCAAGGATGGTATAAAAAGTGGCTTCGCAACGGCTGGCGGAATTCCTCTGGAGATCCTGTAGCTAACCAGGAGCTCTGGATGCAAGTCATTCACCTGGCAGACAAGCATGAGGTAACATTCGAGAAGGTGAAGGGGCACAATGGTGATCAATGGAACGAATTGGCAGATGAACTCGCAAAGCAAGCGATTATTGATTATGAAGATCACCACAGTATTCCCTTTGACGCTGGTGATCGGATTCTTGGGCTCAAAGATGGTAAATATTTGGGTGAGACTTATGACCTTGCTCCATTATTACAGAGGTAAGCTGCGCCCGTGGCAGAAGATACATCGACTGAAAACACTTCCTCAATACTTTCAAGCCGTACGCGCACGCATCAAGCCTTTCGAAGTAAGACGCTTCGATCGAGATTTCGCAGTCAACGATATCCTGGTTCTTGAGGAATGGTCTGAAGAAACAGGCTATACAGGACGAGCAGAGATCGTCACCATTTCCTATATGCTTTACGACACGCAGTACTGCAAGCCTGGATACGTAATCCTCGGCCTGAAATTCAATACCTAACTCTCTCTCTCTCTCTCTCTCTTCAGAAAAACGATTATATACTATTTCAAACTTCGTAGTAATTATATCAATCTTATATCAAAATGAACCCTTATTATATAAGGGTTTTATTTTTTATTTGAAATAAGGGGGTGCCTCTATCGTAGACCTGTGTTATAATTAAGTCAAACAATATTAAGGAGGTCATTCAAATGACGAAATTCGAAAGCATGAACTACGCAGAACTGAGGAAGGAAGCTGCCGCTCGTAAGATCAAATTCATCGGAGTTACCAAGGAAGCCCTGATCGCAGCACTCGTTGAATTCGAACGGGCGAATGCAGAAGTCAATCGCCCNGCTCTGGAGGAAGGTTTGAGCACAAGCGAGAAAATCCGCCGCTTGACCGCCGCTGGGATGTCGCGCAAAGAAATCGCACAGTTGCTCGGTGTTCGCTATCAATTCGTCAGAAACGTTCAAATGAGAGCAACTGAAAAAACTGCTTAAAAGTTTGACAAGCCGGGTTGACAAACCAAGCCAACCCGGCTATAATTATTGTTGTAAGTACAAATTTGAGGAAGGTGTAAAGGAAAATNCTGTTTTTGAAGATTAGCTGGGAAGGAATCAAAGTAATCGCAAACGGCCTTGGAGCAAACAACCTGGTCGACAGCATAGATGCAAGGCTGCAAGTTCTGGGCAACACCAAAGGAGTTACATTTGAAGATGTAAAGGCAGTAGCCGAATTGATTGGCTGCGAACAACCGCNCGCACAGCTGGAACAAATGATTGCGAACCAGATCCAACTCTATCGCATTATTCACAGCGAGACGCTCAGCAACGCGACCAAAATCCGTATTTTAACAACTATGGGCTTAGCTCGCAACGAAATCGCCAACCTGCTGAAAATTCGATATCAACAAGTACGCAATACTCTGTTGAGATCTGCGGCTGCTGCAAGTTAACCCGTTAAAGCTGTAAGCTAGTTAAACCCTCTTGATTTTGCGCTTGCGCTCATTTATAATAGTAGTATAGGAGGTGAACCAATCATGGCGAAGCAACTTCAACACGCTGTAAATGAAGCTTATCTGGTTTTCCGGTCCTTCATCGACAACACGGATCGTTTTGAAGAGGAAGTCAACAACGGCTCTTATGATCGCATCATGCGCGCCGTGATCAGGCAGTTTCTCGCGGAACACGGCATGCCTGTCCAATCGGATGAGGCCTTCGAAGAGCTGATGGACAGCTTCCACAGGCAGTTACATAGCCAGGCAAGCGCATAACAAAAAAGAGCAGCGCCACACCCACCCCGCAGGCGCTGCTCTTTTTCTGTGTATGAAGGGGCTTAATTCCTCGTATTTTGATCTTGTTTTGAGGGCTAACCCTGGAAGGTTGGTCACTCGCCGTGCCTTAGAGGGCTGCCTATGCTATAATATAATTGAAAGGAGGTGAGATACGAGGTGGAAGAGGCGATCGAATTGGCAAGAGAATTATATCGCTCGTTCATGGAAATCGCACCAACTTTCGAAGGTGAGGTAGGCGAAAAATATGGAGATGTGATTGGGGTCACAATCCGCCGCTACCTCGAATATCACAACATATACCTCACCGACGAGCAGTTCGCACAGCTCATGGAACGCCTCAGCCAGGAAGAAAACAGCAAGTAAGCAAGAAGGGTGTAACTCGTAAGAGTTGCACCCTTCTTCTATTTAATGCGGGGGCTTAATTCCTCGTATTTTGATCTTGTTTCGAGGGCTAACCCTGGAAGTTTGGTCACTCGCCGTGCCTTAGAGGGCTGCCTATGCTATAATATAATTGAAAGGAGGATAAACCAAATGAAAAACGTGTTGATTGTCGTCAAGGAGCCGGGGAAAGAGGCGGAAAAGAGGATCGTCAAAGATTTGGAACTGAAAACGATGCAGAAGATCGTCGGAGGGTATATCGAGCTTTTCCCGCTCGATCTCCCCAACGGCGAAGTTCTGGACATGTTTCTCAACGAAGAAGGAAAGCTTCAAGGATTGGAGCCGAACCTGAAAATCTCCAACAAGAAAGGTGAGATCATCGACGCGATTTGTGGAACCATTTTTGTCTGCGCTCATTGCGAAGAAGGAGAAAGCATTGGATTGACGGAGGAGCAAGCGGACGCGGCGATAGTTGCGTTGAATAAGATGGGCATCAAAATCCGGTAGCAGCAAGAAGGGTGCAACTCTTACGAGTTGCACCCTTCTTCTATTTAATGCAGGGGCCTAATTCCTCGTATTCTGGGCAGACTAAACAGTTTAGCCGTGGAAATTTGGTCGACGGGCGTGCCTTCGAGGTCGACCTGTGTTATAATTAAATCAGAAAGGAGGNGAGAGAAGAATGTCGGAGATCGTAACTGCACAGCAAGTCATCAAAAAGCGCCAGGCAGAGCTGATTGATGAGGCACAAGAGCTGCGCAGGGAACTCCAGGCGTTGGAAGCTCGCAAGCAAGAGATTTACCGCAGGCTGACTGAGATCGAAATCGAGTACAGCATCCACGAATCTTATGATGACCAAGGCCGAATTGAAACCGTCACTACGGTCACTCAAACAACCACCACCACTCGAAGAGCTCAGCACGACCGCCTCAACATCGAGGACATCGTCAAAAACATCATGTTATCGGCGGGCAGGCCAATCCAAATCGGCGAGATCATTGACCAACTCGAACGCTTCGGCTACATATGGTCACGCCGAACATCAGCTTACGAGTATCTGAAACGCCTCGATATCCTGATGCCAGCAGGCAAACATGGTTTCTATCAGCTCAGAAGGTAAGCCAAGAAAGGAGATCATCGAAAGATGGTCTCCTTTCGCCCGTATACAAAATTTGTTTTACCAAACGGGTTGACTAATTGGATCAACCCCGTTTATAATCAAATCAGAACGTGGTAACCAATCAGTCACCAAATCTTAAAGGAAAGGTGTGCGTTTGAATGGCCGGTATCAAACTCAACGTGACCAATCTTAAAGATTTGGTCACACTGGCTGAGGAACTCAACATCGATATGGAGGGGCTGAATCAAGAACAGCTTATCGAAGCGGTTGAGCGTGCCATGTTCGGCGGCGCAATTGCTTCGCAGAACAACAACGGAAACAGCAAAATTCTTCCGCGTTCGCAAGCTGCAGCGGTGGACGCTGATGATCTCACACCGGAACAACATATGGTAATCACGGCTGTGCTGAACACTGAAGACATCAAAGCTGACAAGATCCGCACTTTGCTGCAAGCAGGCATTCCGAAAGGAAAGATCGCCAAGNTGTTGAACGTCCGCTATCAGCAAGTATATCAGGTGGAACAGCGCATGATGGACGAACAGCGCGACAAATGAATCGAACGCGAAAAGGCAATCCAATTTCCGGGTTGCCTTTTCTGTTGGCCTGGGTTATAATTAAATCATAAGGAAGGAGGTGCCATACATAATTGAAATGGGATGCCAATCTGAGCGGCACCACGAAAAGACGAACCCTAATGGAGGTAATGAAAGTGGAAAAACTGACCAGCGATCAAGTGGTACACATCCGGGATCAAAAGGAACTGCAGCGAATTGCGAGAGAACTCGGCCTGGAAGTGAAGCCGAAAGAAGCAAAGAACGCCATCGTGGATTTCCTGCGTCAACGCGAAGAAGCAGAGGCTGCACGCATGAACGAGGAATCGAGCACCGAATCCTCCCCGCAACAAGACGAAGGAGAAGCTTTCGAAGAAGACGAGCTGTCCGGCAAAGAAAAGCTCGAGCAAAGCGAAGCCGCGCAGGCGCAAGCCGAAAGCGATCGGCAAGCTGAGGAAGCAGNCAACGACATCAAAAACAAGAAACAACGGGCGAACAGCACGGAGAAAGCAATGGCTGCAGTGAAAGTGCTCGAGTTCCTCGAAGAAAATGTTGAAGCAGATGCATCCAAGGCAGCGAAAATTCGCGCCGCACTGCAAGCGGGCTTCGAACGCGCAGCCATCGCAAAAGCGCTCGAGGTCCGGTACCAACAAGTCTTCCAAGTCGAAAAGCAAATGAAAAACAAGAAGAACCCCAAATAAGGGGTTCTTCAACGTTTTCCGCGCCATATTGTAAAGGAGGGAATCGAATTGAAGTATTTGAATCTGGTCAAGCAAGCGTTTTCCGAGCATGATTGCTCGGTATATTTTCGCAAATACCTTAATGGAATGCTGGAGATTGTAATTGTGGTCGATGATTATTACATCGATCGCTTCATCGATGACATACAAGGCAATGAGGAGGAGGCGGTCGACTACGAATTCGATTTTATGCTCGAAGCCCTTAAAAACAAGATCGCCTACGATAAAGCCCAAAGACGGGCGTCCTTTCAGCGGGGAAACGGGTAACCCTGTAAGTTTGGTCCAGGGGGTTGCCTTATGCGGTACTCTGGGTTATAATATAAATAGAAAGGAGGTGATAAGATGAGCGCAGGTAAGTACGTATATTACAAAGTAACGCCCGAGCCGGTGTATGTACGCATCCCCGTTGAGCAAGCAATCCAAAACAGCCTCAAAGAACAAATCCACGACAAAATCCAAGACGCAGTGCTCAACATGGATGCAGCTCAAGTGTGGCGCGACTCAGTTAATTACGGGCGCATTGAATTCGAACAGGTTTCCGAGAAAGAAGCAAAAGACGCTGGTTGGTTTGAGGAAGAGTGAAAGGAGGCAAGGGGAAGTCGACGACGACTTCCCCACAACAACAAAATGAAATACAAACACACCCTGCAATTTCTGCAAGAGTCTTACCGAGAAGCAATGCATTTTGGAGAAATGACAGTAGCCAGAGAAACCAAGCACCTATTCGAAGCCTTCAAATCAGAAACACCCACTCGCAAAGACATCCAATACGTACAACAAGTCGTGCAGGAGCTTTACGACCAATTGTATAAGGAAATCAGCGAAGCAGAACAGACTGATTTGCGAAGCCACCTCGAACAACTATATGAACTGTTCAAAGCGAGGCTGATACTGGACGAACTGAAATGAGGTGCCAACTGGCACCTCTTTTAATCTTTTAATCCACTAAAGGAGGAAATCAAATGCACCAATACATCGAAAAATACGAGGAATTAGCTGCCGATATGCTCGAGGAAATTCATCAAGAACTCGTCGACATCATCCGTCATCCCGGTCCGCTTAAACTTAACCCAGGAACGCTGCGCCGAGTTCATCGCAACTTGTTTACCTACAGCCNTCGCCGCATTATTCTCAGCGAAGAACTGCTTGACCGCGTTCACCAAGATTCGCTTTCTCGATTGACTGAAGAAGAAACATCCCTTCTGGCAGCGTATAACGCGCAAAATCGCGCTTCTAACGCGCAAGAAGAATCAGCCAATGGAAATGTATTGCCGGAAACCCAAACGCGCGTTAGAAGCAATTCTACGCAGGCTATACGCGCGCTGCTTGCCGAAGGACATCCGGTCAAAGAAGTAGCCAAGCAACTCGGAATCCGTTATCAGACAGTATATCAGATCGCCAAGAAAATGCGCTGAGTTTCCATCTTCGGGTTGCCATTTGCTTCCAGCTGGGTTATAATTAAAGTAGAAAGTACATTGACAACCCCATAAGGAGGAAGACCGCATGTCAACCAAATTACCGGATGACCTGGTTACCGTAGCCCAATACACCGAAATGCGCAACCTCGGAGCCGTGCAAGTCGTGAANGGTTGGTGTCGCAAGCAAGGCGCCCCGTACCATGAAGTGAACGGTAAGCGCATGATCAGTGTGTCTGAAATGGATGCCTGGCGGGCTGAGAAAGATCAGCGTAAAGCTGAAGGTAAAGGCACAACCCGTGCGCAAGTGGTCCAACGTACGACTGGCGTTAAGAAAGGCGCACTACTCATGCACAACGCTCGCAAAGGTGTGGTAATCACTCAGGTCAACAAGATCTCGGATTACCTGGCTTGGGGTGAAACCTCNCACGGTAAGGGCATTTGGCACGCCATCCCTATGAAATGGGAATCGCTGGCCGAGAAACTTAAAAACGGCGAACTCGTACTGGTGAACCCGCACATCATAATCGACCTTCTGATTGCGCACTTCGAACACCTCGGTCCTGACAAGCACGACCAAGAGCTCGGGCTGCTGATGCAACTCAAGCAAATCACGGACCCGCAAGCCGAAGCCGACATGCTCGAAGAACGCGAAGTCCCCGCAGGCGAAAAAGAAACTTCGGAAGAAGAGGAGGACGAAGATGGAGCAATTGAAACTGCCTGAAAACTTGGAGGGGCTGACAAGAGGTCAGCTCCTCACCCACCTCTATTGGGAAGAGCAGCAATTGCGATACTACGCCGGGGATACGATCGATCTGCGGAACCATCTGGATGATGTTTTGAAACGGCTGGAAAACATCCAGCGCATTCAGGATGCACTCAAAGCTGTAAACATGCTACGTGGCGAAATTCCCGAAGAATCCGCCGTCTACGTCAACGATTGCCCGTGTGGGAGGTGTGAGCTTTGAACGAGGAGATCATGGAATACGTGTTTAGAACTGTCGTTATCCTTCTCCTTTACGCAAACTCCTTTTTCATAGGATATCTCGTCGGCAAAGGGAAAAGCAAGGATGGCGAATAACCCTAAACGTAAGCCAAAAGAGCCGTCAAAGACGGCTTTCCTTATGTGTACACCCGCAAATTTCTCTATCTTTGTATATATCTTATATCTATATTATATAATTTTGTTATATTACTAATAAGAAAATAAATAATAAGTAAAAACAACATATTGCTGAGAGAGAGAGA